CCATCAGCATCTTTACGTTCAATCTTCTGGAGACCAGCTGGAGTTGAAGCGAGTGTGTTAATGAATGCTACGTATTCATTATAAAGAGCTTCGATGTTATCTTCGTATACACGAGTATCCATCGGAGCTGAACCAAGATCAAGGTCATCAATAATGTCATTGATCTGTGTAATTGAGCGGTACTTGTTAGATGTAACAGCTGAACCAACATGAATATCAATAGCACTAAGACCATTGTCTGTTGAGAGTGTTTCAAATGAGTACATCTTGATACCGAATTCTTCTTCGTATTCTGAGTTTGGTGAGATTCTCCAACGGTAGTTGTTACCGTATACACCTCTACCATTCATACGGAAAGCTGCAATGCCCTTTGTCTTCCAACCGTCTTCATCAGCAGTTGAAGTGTTAAAGCCATTGACAACTCTTGTAAGCCATGCTGCCATAGCCTTACGTGTTTTACCGTCAGCAACGCTGTATCCCTGTGTATCTTTAGATACGTTAGAGTACTTAAGTTTTACTGTGAATTTACCTGTTTCTGCATCTGCTTTATACATAGCTCTAAGAACAGAGTTAGCAGCAAGTGAGTTATCAGGCATAATTCTCATACAGTAAACAGAAGCGTTACCAGATGAGAGTTCAGCTATTGGCATCATAAGAGGCTGACCATACTTCTTGTAGTTTGATCTGCCGAATGTTGCATAGAAATCAGCAAGGCTAGTCTTCTTAATGAGTGTGTTATCAATACCCATTGGAGATCTAAACACTGCTAAGTACTTTATGTTAGAATCAACTGTAGCAGCGGCTTCATCGTTAACTACAGTATTATCGTTAATATAAGTAGCTACATGAGGATGCAGATACTTAGGTACGATTTGCACATTCTGAGGCATAATTGTCACTCCTTTATTATATTTTCAAATTTAATTTAAAATTAAAGTTGTAGTCATTTATAAAAGACTATAAAATTTTTATATAACTGTATTGGAAAATCCCAGATGATTTCCTATACAAGTTATTCACAAATTAGAATTTTATTACCTGTTCAACCGGAGAAGTATTTTCAGGAGTCTTCTCTCTAGCTTTGTTAAGTGAAGATGTGATCATAGAATCTATATCTTCGAATGTAACAGCAGTAAATGTTGAATTGTACTGACAAACTTGTCGAACAGATGCTGGGAAATATGAATAGTCAGATACTCCTTCATTACCAGCTATTCTGGAGAATTTCTGAGAGAGGTCATTAGGGTTTCTCATCATACCAGCAAGAACTAATTCAAGATAGCAAGATGAAACACCAAAATGAACACCGTTTAACTCTTGATTCTTTCTCCATACTTGTAAAGCTTTAGAATAAGGAATAACTGTAGGCATATTACCAGCCATTATGTATTGTAAATATTTCTTAGATATCTCATCATCTTCAAAGAGAATGGATGGCATTACTTTAGCTCCTTTTAAGAACTTAAGTACTTTGCACTGAACCATTTCCCCATTTAATAATTGAACTTCTCTTACTTCACTATCATACTGATAAATAGTAATCATAGTAGGGATATTTAATGTCTTCATTTCTTTAAGTTTATTATTCTCAAAGAAACCTACATTAAATACACCCAATACCTTAGCATAATCACCGTAATCTTCTGCGAATTTACGAGTAGTATCATAATAGAATATTGGAATATAGAATTCACAATATGGGATATCAAGATAGAAATATTCACCATCATCTTTAAATATTGCCAATGAAAACCACCAGCTTTCCTGTTAGATTTTGGATAAAAAATTGAGTAATAGTTCATGAGAGAACTATTACTCAATTGTTAATTTCGATGAAATCGAAATGCTTATGATTCTTCAGTATTCACTGAAGAAGTACCATTTTTAACCTCCAGTACTAAAGAGAAAGTTGCCATGAAGTCATCGAGATAATCTTCATCAGAATAATCAAGCGGTTTGAAAGAAGCAAACTTGTCATAGTTAGGATTCTTAATAACGAGGTCTTTTCTACCAGAAACAAATCCTACTACTTCACAAGGCATACCACCGATAGTGATACTATTGTAAGTATCTACGATCATACCAAGGGTCTTAGCACAGATACCCCAGTTCTCTATGACTTCATCAATGCCTTCATCGCAAAGTGCACCTGTAACGGTTTCCATTACAGTGTCATGTTTTTCACGAAGTTCGTTTTCGTATTTGATACGATCTTCTATGCTTACTTTTCCACTAAAGCATAAGTTTATATTCATAATTTAACTCCTTTATTATTTTATCGGTGCCAATGGTGCATCGAATTCATACTCAATTAGTGGTTTGCTACCATAAAGATTAATACCATCATTAGCACGTAAATGCATTTTATATGGGTTTATAATCTCTTTAGGCTCGTCAGTAGAAATAAGTCTATCGGCAGTGATATCCTCGCCACATTCCATTAACTCAGGATTATCGTCGAGTAGTGACGATGGTTTAGATTCAGGGAATGCCATAAGTGGTTCAGGGTTGACAAACTCAAATTTCTTGCGATTATTGAAAAAGTCTTTAACAAAAGAATTAACTGGAATTACCGGTCTTATAATAAACTTAAGCATATTATAAGACGAATCATCCAAGAAATTGAATCTATCCCACGTATTGTTAGGAGTTAGTGTATATTCCTGTCTAGGATAAGCTCCACTAACTATCGTGCTATTAATATTCGTGGAAAATATTGAAAACATGCTGTTCAAGTTTGTAACAACATGTGTAGCCATATCGCATATGTTTTTCATAGTTGCTTTATGCCAGTCAACAACAAACATCGTCGTTCGTATATAGTTTTCAATGAGTTGCTTAGCCTGTTGCGTCAGTCTGTTATGTGCTTCTTTTAAAGAATCACTAACTTTATTGCTAGGATATTGCAGTTCATAATGTATATCAAGCATTCGGAATCTCCGGCCTTTCTAACGTTAAGTTATTTGTATTGATGAGGTTGAGCACTTCCCTTTCTGGGACATTCTCTTCGATTATCTCATCATTTTCGTCGTAGTATGTGTATACTAATGGGTCTGAATTTGGTACTGGTTCATACTTACAAGCAAACTTATCATAGTATGTAGTAAGGTTTGAGTCAGTAGCAACTCCAATTTCTTCAGTGAAGATTTCTTCGCAGTCTTCATCTGCGTCTTCCATGAAGATATATCCAGAACCATCAAAAACATACTTAGTTAATTTATAAGTAATTTCCCCAGTAGCTTCATTCTTTGAAGCTACACTTTTTACCCAGTAAGTATCTCCTACAGTGAGTTTTGCCAACTGGTCAGGGTCTGATACATCTGGGAGTTCATCAATACTATCGACAGTTTTCATACATCTAAGATTACCCGGATCCATAATTACATCATCACCAAGAGCCTCTATTGCATTGAGGGCTTCTTCCTGTTCAGGAGTTAATTCAATCTCATCAGTAGCTTCTACTTCAATATCTTCAGATAGTTCTTCCGCCACTTCTTCAGAGACATCTTCCACTGCTTCTTCTTCTTTCTTATCATTATTCCACTTTTCTTTTAGCGGAGCTACAATGGATTCTGCAAATGCTTCATCCTCTGCTTCTCTCTTTGCTTCTAATTCTGCTTTCTTTTCTGCAGCAGTCTTTTTGAAGAGATCGAGAAGTTCTTCATTTGATAAGTTAAGATCCGGTTCTACTCCCATCTCTCTAAGCTTAGCGATGGTTAAATTTCTTTTTCTTAATTCATACTGAACATCTGCAGCTTTCCTATGCGGATGATTTGGAGAGAGTACATTATCTGCAGTAAACTTCTCTTTATATGGGAAGAACTTGTCATCGAATGCTTTAATAAGCTCAATAACAACTTTCTCATCTTCATCGGAACAAAACTTGTGGTATACTAAGTTGTAGAGGTTCTTGAGAATTGCAGCTACAAATAACTTATCCTTTGCAGAGTTAGGGTCAGAATATGCAATGAATCTCGCTACATGGAATGTGAAGAGATTATTGAAGTCATAGTATTCTTCTGGGAGAAATTTCTCTTCGAGGTTATAGAATATACCAAACATCTTCTGGTTGTAACCGTATGAAGTTATCTTACGGTTAAATTTCTCAAGTACCTTAGCAGAACGTACTGAAGAGAAGAAGATATCTACGATATTCTTAATTTCTTTTTCTCCGATATTAATACGGTTGAAAATAAAGCTAAGAGATTCTGCAGCTTCAAGATTCTCTACACCCTGGAGAAGTCTCTTCTTCCTTAACGGGTCAGTTTCTGTTTCTGCCTGCTTCTTGAGTTCGTCTATCTTAGCATGATGCTTTTCTTTGTACTCTGGAGAGTTGATGTATTCGAAGTAGTTAGTAATTGCAGAATTTACTTTTTCTTCTACTTCTTTCTTCTGTGTCTTAATATTATCAACATCAACTACTTTCTCTCTGATTTGAGAAAGAGTAAGTCTTACAAAATCTACGAGAGTATCTGGTTTAGTTTCTGCATCAGAATTAAGAAGCTCGTCATAACGAGCTGTATACTGGTCAATTGTAACACCAGTCTTCTTTGCATAAGAGTGTAAATTTTCCTCGGAAATATTAGCAAGATCTTCTTCTGTCATATTTCTGAGGGTATCCTTTATAGAGAGATCGAAATCCGTAGCGTTTGTGATATAAGCATCTAGGGTCTCTTCAGCAAACTGGATATGATTTTCCATCTCCCTAATCGACTTACGTAATTCGTTTACGTCGTCTTTAATTGCCATAATTTATACCTCCTAATAAAAATAATATTAAATACTTGTGAAGCGAATTATAAACTATTATGCGTTAAATAATATAGCGGAAATATATATTATCACGATGTAAACAAAATCAAAAAGACCGGCACGTCTATAAACTACTTGCTCATAAGGAGGTAAACGACTATGAGACAGTTATACTCAGACACAGACATACGTCAGGCTTTAAAAGATGCCGAATATGCACTGAGAGAACTTGAAGCTAGCAATGCTAAACACATCAGCAACGATGTGAGAAATGCTAAAGGAAATGGATTCCTTAATGCGCTAGTAGCAACTTTTGGAAACGAAGACTACTATCGCATTAGAAAAATTGAACGCCTTATAAAAATGCTAAATGAGATGTATATGTAATTTCATTCAACATTGCTAAGGCAAAAACACACTGTGAGGTTATAAAAAATCTCACAGTGTGTTTTTTATTAATATCCGTTTAATGAGTTAAAGAAATCCAGTGGAATATCTCCATCAGATTCATAGATATCGTCTAACAGATACTCCGCAGTATTCTCTAATACATCATTATTTACAAGTCCGGACCTATGTAAAGCCAAAGTTTCTCTTTGGCTCTCTACAAGTGCAGCTCTCATAAGAGCTTCATAGTCATTTTCTTTTCTTACAACTTCTTGTCTTTTTGCAGCTTCTACAATCTCTGCTGGAAGAACTTTTAACATTTCTTCTTCAGTGTATTGTTTTATACCAGTATTCTTTTCGCCCTGGTAGTCTTTTCCCTTTATTACACCGAATGCTGGTAAGTTATTTCCATGATAGAATACATACATCGCTATCAGATAGCTCATGATACTATCATCATGGAATGACGGTCCAGCTTCTATTTTACCACTACGTGTTTGTACTAAGTGGCTGATATCACTAATGATATTCTCTGTAATAAAAGAATCTTTATATTCTGCTACTCTGTTAAAGAGAATAGCAAACATATCTTTTCGGGATTCTGTACCGGTGTATACACCATAGAATTTTTTCTTTTCTCCCTGCTTCTTTAACATAGAAACTACAGTAGAATTATCTTTCATATTCTGATCTACTAAATCTCTTGCCTTATCAAAATATAAATTCTGACTAATAGGAGATTGTAGTAAATGATCGATAATTCCATCACCCACGGAGTTTCTTTCTATAATAAGAACTCCACGTGGAATATGTTTCTTTATTAACTCTTGTAGTAATTTCTCATACATAGTTTCTCCTATGTATGGGCATTTAAATTCTGCTACTGGTCTTTCGGTATATGGGTGGATAATAGTAATAGCATTATTATCTCCGTTAGTACCAGTAGAACAGTCTACACCAATTAAGTATGGGACAGTACGTTCAAGTTCCTCATAGATATCGAATCTGAAATGCTCTAAGATATAAAGTTCAGCAATTGGCTTCTTTTCAGTAGAAGCAATATACTCTATATCTTCTTGATTGAATGGAGAATCGGATGAACCACGTAATCTCTGTAAAAGAATTTCACGTTTAACAGTGAGAGGGTTCTGTATCTTGTTGTACATCATGTGCAACCATTCATCAGTGAGACCAAGCTGCTTATATGAGTATTCCATATAAACGATACCATTCTGTCCATTCGCTCTTACATACTGAAGAACCTCATTCTTAGCATCATCAGTTGGATCATACCGCATATCATACATCTTTTCAGTCCATCTAGTGGTACCTTCAAGAAGTAACTGCGCTTCCTGTCCAGCATTGGTGTCAAGATCACCTATTTGTATTCACATAAGGTCGCTAAGCTTATGCCGTCAAAAAATGACTGCTGCATATCTCTATACAGATTAGACTATATCATCACCCTATAATATAGGGGCACTGTATTTCCATCCGCTTGGATGTACTCCGTAAAGGATAGTCGTTGAACGTTCCTCTATGAGGCTTCGCTGCTGATTGTCTTATAAAAGAGTTCCCAGCAATTAACAGTGTTTTTCTAAATATCATTACTGATATCCACGCCCGGTGTTGTCTAGGCGTGCAGGTAAATATTCTACCATATAACGCTCCATTTGCTTTAGCATTTCTGGCAGCAGTTTCATAAGTAGAAACTGAGTTTTCTACAATAGTTTTTATATGTGGTGTGAACTCTGGTTCCAATTGGTTGTTATTCTGAATATCTCTATCCAGTTCAGACTATATCTTCATTATATATTCTATTACCAAATATATAATGCTCCCCGTTTCGGTTTCCCTACTCTACTCACTTCTTCACTATGGGATTTCTCCATAGTTATGTTTTCGATAGTCGTTGAACGTTCCTATATAAATATAGGCTTCGCTGCTGATTGTCCAATCTCAATAATTGTTACACTATGGTATATTGAGCTCTGAGGAGTTTCCAGCAATTAAAGGAGTTTTAATTTGACTAACAGAGTCCATATTCAGATGTTATAATACGTCTACTACGTCCATATTTCAAATCTTTTACGAATGAAATTGAAACATTATTTCGTTTAGCTATGTCATTCATAGTATAATTGTTTTCTTGTGCAGCTAACAAATCTTTGCATATACTATGAACGACTTCGTCAGAAACTTTAAATTGTGATACCGTAAAATCATAATTGTCTGATATATCAGTATGTGTTTCTCTATATGATATTCTTTCGACAACTCTCACAGTAACACCTAATGCTTCAGCTATTTGGTGTTTATTGTAGCCATCCTGCAACATTTCGCATATTTGAATGATTACAGCTTTTTCAACTCGCTTTCTTGGAAAAACATAATCTTTACTTATGTTTTTCCAGCGCGCTCCTGCAAGTATCCCCGTACATGATGCCAGTGACACATTTAGCATTTTTGAAACTCTACTTGCGGAATATCCTTTAGCCAGATACTCACAAATAGATCTGACTGCGCTTTCGGATAATAATTTTGATGGGAATTTATACTGCGATGTAATATCAGAATATCGTTTATTGTATCTAACAGCATATACTTGTGACTCAGTGACTCCCAGTTCCTCCGCTATAGTATATATAAGTTCACCGTTCACAAGTTTTTCACAGATAGCATGAATGGTGTCTGTATCTAGATACTTTTTAGGTTCGCCTGCCGTTTTTGCTGTATTTTCACGACCAGTTAGCCATTGTAAGTTCGATAGCACATTATGATACTTAACGTTATCTATGTGGTCGATAACTAAATCGGATTCATGCAATCCTTGTTTGATATATTTTTTTGGAATGGGGATGAACATCAAACCCATCAGTCTATGAACACCTGTTGTATAAGATTTTCCATCAGGCATTTTTAGATATGCGAATCTGTAAAAATTTTTGCCACCGACTACAGTGATCAATTTCACTTCCTGTTTGGATGAGTGGCGTCTAACTTTGCCATGGGATGATATATCATAGTCAATAATCTTATGATTTAATATTACCTGACGCCATTCCTCATCTTCCGTATCTAATATATTAAAATATTCTTCATCTGTCATACTTTAATACCACCCTTATTAATATTTTTAACTAAATGTTGCTGTAATAAGAGAAATATTAGGGTGGGTTAAACCGTGACGTATGTTATTCTTGTCATAATTGTAGACGTTTATCTGAATATAAAATGTACAAAATCAAATGCCAAAATTGGGGCACTCAATCCGCGGGCTAGAGAAAGTGCTGACTCATAGTTAGTTGCTTTAGATTTTATAATTATCCTGTTTTTAGTTATAGGATGTCTCATAGAGGTGGCATTCTTAACAGCTTTAACTAGTTTAAGTTTACCACTCTCATCCTCTTCGAGTATCTGATCAAACTTCAGATACTCTGGGAGACACTCTATCTGGTCTTTAAGTCTTTGCAGATTTTCCTTAGCGTTACCACCATCCTTATTTATAAAAATAAATGTGGATGATGATGTACCGAATGAATATGCCCATGCTATCATGGCTAATGAAGATTGTGTCTTACCCTGCTCATAAACTACCTCATGTCACCATGAGGATTAGACTATATCACCATCCAGTATATAATACTGGAGCCTCCCGTTTCGGTTTCCCTACTCTACTCAGTTACTCTCTATTAAAAATAGATACCTTTTCGATAGTCGTTGAACGTTCCTATATAAATATAGGCTTCGCTGCTGATTGTCTCAGTGAGATGTCCCAGCAATTAGAGAGGTTTTTCCAATAGATTACTCTATTTTGCGACAGCTTTCCGTCGAGGGAGGGTAAGCCACGAATCTATTCCATGTAATGTGCACCACGCTTGCGCGATATTACCTCGATTAGCTTTATATGGAACACCAACACCACCCTGCATTGGTATTCTACATATTTCTCTAAGATAATACCACATATTTCTAGTGCACTCGTTCATAATTCTGGAAACTTGATCTCTGGTGAGATCTGGACTGTACGGGTCCACGTCTACCAGAGAGTAATCATAGATTTCCAGCATAAAGTAGTAGTTTTTGATTCCAAGTGTCTGTACCGTTAAACATTCAGTATTAATTAATACTAAAATCTCGTGGGTTCACGGCTACTACCATCGTCATACACGGTTATATTAGTCGATGGATTTACGAGCTCCGCCACATTTAGGGACTTAACGATTTCCCTTGGCTAATAACTTTTTTAGCTTAAGTAGTTATCATACCATTCTAGATTTCTAGCCGCATTCACATCACGGTCTAACTTAAGACCACATTTTTTGCAAACATAAACATGATCAGATAATGTGAGTTTATGCTTTCCTGTTTTGATTTTTCCACACTCAGAGCACATTTGTGTTGAAGGGAATGACTTCTTTGCTAATACAAACTCAATTCCCAACTCATTGCACTTATACTCCATTTTGCATCTGAAATCATACCAAGAAGCGTAATATATCTCTCTACGTAACCATTTAGGCATCTTTTTAGTAATCTTTTTGATTTCTAAATCTTCCATAATTACTTTACGTGGATAGAGATTTACCAACATCCTAGTTTGTTTATGGTTGTAGTCATATACTATATTATGAATACGATGGTATATTCGTCGTATCTGATTATTTAGACGTTTTATATGCTTAGTTTTATGGTAGTTGCCATGCACATAGTAAATTCTATTCACTCTTCTCTGCAAGTGTTTTAGTTTACTACGTAAACATCTGATACGTCTACTCTTGTTTATATTCGGAATATAATCAGACATATGTGAATACGAATACGTTGCTAGTTTTCTAATGCCCATATCTATTCCCATATTTCCATAGAGAGGTTCTTTGGGTGTTTGTCTATCACACTCCATCACTACTGATAATATCCACTTCCCATTCTTGGATAAGAATATTCTAGTGTCGTTAACTCGGCCTTTACCTTCAGGAACATGTTTGCTAGATTTAAATTTAACCATTCCTATCTTCTCGATATGAACATGATCATTTTCGAAATATACTCGGTCATATTTAACTGGAAATGATTTCTTTGACCGTTTTTTAATCTTAAACTTCGGCAATCCTTCATTGGTACCTTTAAAATATCGCTCATACGCTGTATCTAAATCATTTAATATGATTCCCAATGACTGACGAGACACTTCGTTTAACCATGAATATTCTTCTCTCTCTTTTAATTCAGTTAGGATTTTAGATGTAGCACAATATGTGTATATTCTCTTATACAACCCATATTGTTTCTTCTGTATAGTTAGCATGTAATTCCATATGAATCTACATGTGTGGATATGCTTGAAGAACATTTGTTTCTGTTCGCCAGTAGGATATAACCGTATGTTATATCTCCTTTGGACTTTATTAGGGTCTTTAGGTTTCTTTCTTTGTTTCATAGGATTAACCTCCTTTCTATATTTTAGTTATAATGCGAATTCGCATTATAAGATAGTAATATAGAATATGAAAAGTTATTCCATATGTATTTCGTTAAGTCATTTTAGTATTAAAACAGACGCTACTCTGTTACCAGTTCTCTCATGAACTTCTACATGTTTCCATGTAGCGTAGACTATATCTTTCCTCTTGCGAGGCTGTGCCACTTCAGGTGCCAATCGCTTACACCCTACTCCCTTACGGGATAGTCGTTGAGGGTTCTCCTATTCGGAGCTTCCCTGCTGATTGCCGATTGTCAGTGACGTTTAGGATTTAACCATGCGTTATACACTTAATTTTTTCTACTTTCGTAACCATACCATCTGGTCATATTTCATACCTCTGTTTTGGTTTAAGTGTCTTTACGGGTTTCCAGCATTTCAACACATATTTTATCGAACACCTCACGGTGAACGCGACCTAAATTATTATGTATGATTTACATCTACTAACAGTAGAACAATACATAATTTAAGTCTTTTGCTACCTGTAAGAAAGATTTATTAGTAGTTCCTACATGATAAAATCTATCTCTACCGGTAGTCTTATCACGGATCCTCTTGACCCGTTTAGAAACTTCATTTAGTTGTGCCATAGTTATATTTCTCCCTTATATCCTAATTAGCCTTCATATCCTTCAGGATATTGAATAACCAAACCATACTGAACCGGGATGAGCTTCTTATTCAGAGCAGCAAGTCTGTACTGGTTAAGTTTTTCTCTCATAGATAATAAAGACTCTTTTGAATGTGGTACGATATACCGTGGAGATTTTGAATCGATTAATGAGATATAATAATCGATGATATCTATCTTATTATAGATATAAGATACAACCATGATTTTATCATCGTTAGACTTGATATCTTCTATTTGTAGCCCTATATAATCTATGTCCATAGGATCTATTCTCTTTAACTTATGAACACGGTTGAATACGCCTTCACAATAAAGAGCATCTTTGTCTGTAGACTCTTTTACTATCTTATCAATCTGATCTGATAATCTCTTATTAAATACAGATTCTGTCATAGAAGAATTAGGGTTTCCAGAGAATGCTGTAGTAATCTTACCGATGTATTTCTTACAGAATGGTGATGCTACATTCTTCATCATCATACCGAGATTCTGTCTTGCTAAGATAGTCTGTCTCTTCTGTAATGCTGTAATGGTATCAATACTGAATCCCATTAACTCTTCGATGTCGTCGTTAATATTGGTATCAGTACCAGCATAGATAATTACCTTATCTATAGCAGAACGAAGTGCATCTCCGTATCCAGCTGCTACAGCATATCTGTCTGCTGCTAATTCTGTTCTTAAGCTAGCTTTAGATTTATCAGAATTGCAAGCATAGATAATTGGGAAGCAGAGTATCTTAGATAAGAAGTTATTCTTAAATAAGTTTCTGGTTACCACATCAGACTTTACATAAGTAAGCTTGATTACAGTAGCAATTCTTACCGGTACAGAATTTGAATACACTGTATGTCCTACTTCATGAAGTAATAATGCAGTAAGTTCCTGTGGAGTGAAATTCATTGCAGAGTATAATACTCTCGCATCGATTTCTACGTTCCAAAGTACAGTTCTATTCCAGATAGCAAGTATCTGGGAATCACTCTGTGTATTTACTACAGATGAAATGATATTATCCATAGTCTTTTCATCTGGATATACTGTCATGATATTGCATTCGTCTCTTGTACTGTTAGGTTTATATACAGTGATATTGAATGTCTTACCAGTTAATTCTTTGAGAACCCCAGAGATAGTAAGAAGTGGAGAAACATCATTTTCATTAGTCTTTAACTTAGAAAATGCTTCTTCTATCTCAAGGCATTTTTCTCTATTCATCTTCATAGATATTAACCTACCTTTCTTAAAATGTATTTATCATAATGTCATCTGTATAAAATACAAAAGACCGCTTATAATTAGGTGATATATTATCGAAGTGTAAAAATCCACCCATTTAGTCTATAAGGAGGAAAAATATTATGGATATGAAAAATGTTAATGAGGTAATCGACAAAGTACGTAGTTCGAAGCTGTTTGACGCTATTGAGAGATTTGACACCATCATGGCTTCTAATGAAGTCAGTGAAGAAACGTTTATGAAGTTCATTAACGAAGATGTTGATGAAATCATGAGCACTATCCGTACTATAGTAGTTGAAACCGACGCTATAGTCGGAAAGAATTTCAGCACTTTATCCAAAGCGATTGACTCACTGGAGAGATTCGGCTACATTGCTCTCAATGATGGCAAGTACAGATCACCAATATCTCTGGATAAATACAAAGTAGCGGTTGCTGAAGATCCGAATTATTTCACCGTAGAGAAGTTATAATACCCCTCCTACGGTAATAAAATACATGGTTAGTATTCTATATACTAACCATGTATTTTTTGTTAATAAATGGGAGCGTAAAGCATTACGCCTTACGCTCCCTATATTATATCCACCGTTTGGAGGACAGCGAAACCGAATTATCTCAATTATTAGTTGAGGATAAATGGTGTATTTGAGAATGTCATAGAGCCCTGGATACCCTGGATAGAAGCTGTTGTGTTTCTTGTTGTACCCATGAGATATGTCATTGAACCGCCAGGTCTACGTGGTGATCTGTAGCCGCTGTTCTGTGCTGTGAGGATATGTGTTGTATATTTGTAGTGTTTGAATGTGAACTGTTCCTTGCTGAGTGGATAAGGAATAATTCTGAGTCTACGTGTATCTGTATTTGGATACTTCATAGTTGAAACAACCTGAATCTTGTATCCAGATGCATTCATGATACCATAGCTGTAGTTGCATTTGACCCCACCGACTGAATCTCCTGACTTAACGACCCAGTTGATTTCTGGATCGAGAAGTGAGATGTAACGTGGGTTACCGTAAATTACGAATGTCATATCTTCCATCTTAGCTGTGTCGCAGATGTCGATTACGAATCTGTCAACATAGAACTTGAGCATCTTCTGGATGTATTCTGATGGAAGTGCAACTGTCTGACCCTGTGTTGAGCAGTCAAATGTCTGTGTTCTGATGAATGAGTTGAAGCCGAGTGGATCGAGCTGAACGCCCTGATACTTAGCATATTCGTTATCTAAGAATTCGAGAATCTTAGAGTCTTCCATCTGAACGAGGAGGTCAGAAAGCTTACCATAAGTAAGTTTGTATAAATCGATATCCATTAATGCTTTCGCATCTTCAAGTTCTTCGAGTGAGTATGGAACATCAACACGGAAACCGTCCTCGATCTTCCATTCTCTTTCTTCTCTTGTGATATCGTATGATACCTGTCTCATGTTGTTTTCATTTGAGAGGTAACCAGCGAATTTGATCTTCTGTACCTTGCCGTTGATGCAGTTTACAGAAACTGTATTTGTGATAAAGTCAACAGTACCAACGATTGTATCGATGATAACGCCGTTCTTATTCTTAACCTGACCACCGAGCCATGTGTTGTCTGACATGTTGATTCTCATCTGAAGAGGAACATCAACTAATGTTGTAGCTGAAGAATCTGGATCGAAATCCTTTTCCTGAAGCTGGCATCCAACGATCTGGAGGTCAAATGTGATCTTTTCCTTTGTAGGATCTGTAGAAGTTGTAAGGTTCTGAGCGATGCTGTAGTTCCAGATAGCAGGTGTAAGTGGAACCCATGTGTCAGCGATCGGAAGACCCTTACCAGCATTGAAGATCTGCTTGTAATCCTGATTGAAGAAGCACTGTGGGTATTCCCATCTTGTGCCTGTAGCTTCATCAACGATCCACTGTCTTTCAATGTGCTTCTTGATTACAGGTGTCTTTGTAACTTCTGTCTGAATGATATCTTTAGTAGCAAGAGCAAGGTTCTGCTTAATAAGAACTGGGAAGTCTACTGCCTTAATAGGAAGAAGCTGGCCAACTCTTGTAGATTCAGTAACCATGTCATCTACGCAGTTATCGAAAAGAGCAGATGTCTGCTCATATAATGAAGCATATCTTGAAGAATTGCCTGTTGTATCTGCTGCGAATCTATCACAATCCTCTTTAAGAGGAGCAAGAAGAGCATCCTTGAAAGATTCAAGAATTGGTTCATTCTTGATGATTGTATTAACATCAACCATAGGGTCAACGTTCATAGATAAAAGATCATTATATGCACTTTCGTAAATGCTATCAAAGTCATTCTTACTCTGTCCGAGAGAGAATGCACCGATTGTATCACTTTCTTTAAAGTCCTTAGTGGACTCTGTTAAGAAATTTAACATAGCTATATGTCACTCCTTTAATTTAATTTATTATAAAATATAATATTTTATCGAATTGTATATGTATTTAAATATCAAAAGATAAATACCGTTGATAATCGTTCACTTCTTCTGAGGATAGAAATGGACGATTTTACTTAATTGTTTTGTATATTGATGTTGTTAGTAGCTAACAGCGAGAAATTCAACCTAACACAATTTATGGCAGTTTCATAAAAGATATGGATCTCTACATAAGAAGCATCTTTGTACTTAGCAACCATATATTCGTAGATATTATTCTTAAGTGCAATGAGGTTATTGGATACTATTTTAATTACAGCGTTCTCTGTAACGTCATCTTTTACTATAGCATGAAGTTTAGTAATAAAAGAATCAATAGTATTATGAAGCTTAATGAATCTTGTATACATTACATATTTCTTTCGTTTCTCTCCAAGCTTTTCGTCATTTGTACCTTCATCAGGTTGATTCTGTGGAGCAGCTCCATCGCTAGTCTCAGCTGTATCGTCAGCACCGTCACTATCAACATCATCAGTATAATCTGTAGCAGACTCATCGTCATCGACTCCTTCATCACCAGTACCATCATCTGCGGCAGTATCATCATCCGGATTATCTACTGCATCAGTAGCATCAATGGCTTGTTCACCATTGTCATCTGCATTAGCAGTATCATCTGCAGCGTTATCAGGATTGTCATTATCCGGATTTCCGTCTTGTGTAGTGTCTGTATTATCAGCGTTGTCAGTTGTACCGGTATCTGCTGTAGTATCATCATTATCTGCATTACCAGCATTATCGACATCATCTGTATAATCAGTAGCACCATCTTCATCATCTGGGCCAGTGGTATCTGCGACGATAGGTTCTTCATCGGCAGCATCTGCTGCAGCATCAGCAGCTTTCGTATAATCCGATCCACCTATTCTGGCGGTAAGTTTCTTTTCTTTACCCCCAGCGTTCTTTTCTGCCGTAGTAACTTCAACTTCATCTTCCTGGTTTTCGTTATCAGCTTCCATGAAGAATCTGGTAAAAGCGGATTTTGAGTTTATGATCTTTTTAAGCATCCCAGCACACTTCCTTTTATCAAATATATTAAATAACCTTGCTATTCGTCATAATACGGTCACGCTCAGCTTCTAATCTAGCCTTAATTCTCATTAATTTATACTTCTTAGAGTTATCTCCCTTAGCAGCAGCATCATCTATCTTCTGTTGGCAGATATCGATTTCTGCATTTAACTCTCTGGTAAATTCGTTACGAATACGAACATCCTTAGTACGAGAGAATGACTGTAAAATTAAGAGTACTATATTAAGTACCGGATTAATAGCAAATGCTCCATAATGAAGGAGGCATAATTTAAGAGCACGGAAATATTTCTTACGAATACCAGGTTTTATGATATACTCTTTACGGCGATTGTCATCCCACTCATCCCAATCATCCACTTGCTTATCTACAAATTTCTTCGCATCAAGAGGGATTTTAGCGGATGCTTTCGCAGCATTTTTAGCATATACGGAATTTTGTTTGAAGTTGGAAAGACCCCTCTTAAATTTAATATGACGATCTATCGCACGGTTCTGAATCCTTCTAAAGATATTCTTCTCTTTCGGAGGCCTGGGAATATCGATGTCATCATCATCTTCAGCTTTTTCTCCGATAGAAGCAAGAAGCTTATCATTCTCATCATCGTTTGCTAATAACTTAGCATCTCTGCGAGATTTAGCTTCTGCTCTTTTCCTAGCCTGTGCATCGTCGTCATCTTCATCATCGTCTACTATATCGGTAACATCAGAATCTTTAAATTCAAGATCTTTCTTTAATTCTGCAGTTTCATCGTCATCATCATCGTCATCATCGAGAGATTTAGATGTCTTGCCTGGGATACACCTCATCTTCCTTGGAAGAATGTCCTCCTATAGCAGAATCTGAATTACCCCTACCGATAGAACGTGCTACGATTGGATTTGGAGTTCCTCCTGGTCCAAAGTATTTCTCTTCTACTACAGTATTATCTGTAGAGATAGCAGAGAGTTCCGTATCAATTCTAGTCATCTCATTTACAATAAGTTCAAGCTGACCAGTAATTGTATAAGGGATTTTTTCAATCTCTGTACTTTCAATACAGAGTTTTTCTACTATAGAATTTCTTGAGGCTTTATTATCTGAAGATGTTTCAGAGTCAAATAAAAGAAAAGCTCTATCTACTTCTAATACTGCTCTTTCACAGAGAAGTCTGTTAGTCTTTTCTTTTATATCTTCTTCAGATAAGTTAGATGCATTTTCTGTAGCTTCATAGAGATCAGAAAGAGCATCTACGGCAGAGATGGATTCTAATACAGGAGTTGCTTTTACTACTTTCTCTGTAATAGATGTGATCATATCTGAACCATCTACACCGGAAAGACCCATTATAGTATGACGGAGGTTTATATTAGGGAGCTTAGTCACTCTCTCATATATAGCCTTATCTTTCATCATTCTATTAAGTACATTAGCGGTGAATTCGTTCAGTCTATAATCTTCAGGGGAAGATGCATCTTCCGCATAGAGAGATTCCATATAGTTAAGAAGCTCCCTGCTATAATCAGTAAATTCCATCATGATATTTACTGTATCCATAACGTTAGGGTTCTCATATTCTTCATAGAGATCTAAGAATGGAGTAATATCTAAATTTCCTGATTTTTTCTGCTCATACATAACATCGTAATAATGTCTGGCTTCTTCAGCGTTTTCCATCATAGATGTATATAAGTTACAAGAATTACGTGTAGAGTCACATCTGTTCTTTACACATTCAAGTAACGCAGTGTATTTTTCCTTTTGTGTTTCTGACATCTTCTTAAGATTGGTATTAGTATATTCGAATACCTTGTCATACTCACCAAGTAACATGTCAAACGGAATTAACTGGGATTCCATAATTGACTTATAGAAATCACAGCCATACATTGGTTCAGTAAAAATACAACTAGAATTCTCAAGGATAAATGAGAGAGAAGCAGATTCATAGAGTGATTTATACTTGATAGCATTCATCTTAGTATAATCAGACTTAAGATTAGCATACTCGCGCATTAATACCTTGGTAGGATTCTCGTTAAGTATTCTATCTATATTTAACTCTGGCATGTGTATCATTCCTTTCTTTATACAAATGGTATTAATTACTTGTTAAATACAAGGAAAACCATACACATTGGAATTAAAATATTTTTTTATTCACCGACTAACTATATAGTAATGGATAAAAAAATTCAGGAAATCACGAGAAACGTCAGTTTGTTTATCACCTCACTGATGTAATACCTGCTTGCACGTTATCCGGATCGTTATTTAATGTGCAGTTAATTTTATTCCTGAACTCCTCTACGAACAATCTTATCCATAATTCTGAGAAGAGCGGGCAATACCCGTGGGTACGACTATAATAGTCAGGGTGGCATTGTTGCGCTTTCTCATTATTGCCGGAGTGGCGGAATAGGCAGACGCAACGGACTTAAAATCCGTCGGAATTAAACAGCCGTACGAGTTCAAATCTCGTCTCCGGCATTAGGTCTCGTAAACTCCTTAACAATACAGACCGACGCTTTTGTTTTTGTTGAGTGTCTTTCTTTAACCTATGACACTCAAGCCATTCACGTGCCAGGTAGAGCGATGTCATTATCGCTCTACCTATTTTTATACATTTTATTAAATACTACTTATTCTTGACATTATGTAAGTATATAGAAAATACAAATTGAAAGGATGGTTTACATTATATGAAACTTTCAGATTATAAAGAAACTAAGCTTTCTATATATGAAAAAGCCGCAGATGGCTTAATCAGTGACAATGATAAAGTAAAACTTCTTGCTATGCTTGAAGCTAAGAAAGATGAAGAAACTTTATCTGAAGAAGATATTGAAAAATTCTTCAAGAACCTCACAGATATGTATCCTGATCTTGAAAAGGATATCGAAAAATTATCTGACAAAGTAGCTAAGGCTGCTAGTGGAGAATCAGAAGATTCTGGTGAATCTAAAGAAGCTGATGATGACACAACTCCTTCAGACGAGGGAGAATCAGAAGATGATTCTGTTGAGGAAAGCGCAGCTAACGTATTAGTTAGTGAAAAAGCTCTCGAACTTTTCGAAATGGTGCAGAACCTTTAATGATAGGACTCCGATTCAAAGTAAATATCCCCAATACGATATAAATTCGTATTGGGGATATTTACTGTCGTCGTGATTACTTACGGTGAGATTTGATATATCCTCTGATGAAACAGAGTAATACCATAATAACAGAAAAAATAATCTTTTCTTTCATAATTAATCAAACGGTCTTCCGTTAATATTTTCTGATCGGATAATATTGAGTTGAGAAACAATTTCATCTCTCTGTTTATTAGAGATCAAGTCGTTCATAAGTGCATAGTTTGCTTTTGAGTTAAAATCGCAAAGCAAGTCTTTAAGCTCACTGAAATCTTTAGTTTTCACTGCAGTTTCATATGGCTTTAAGATTTCATTATAGGTATTACGTATAATGGATTGTAATGGTTCTTGGATTTGGAATCTTACAAAATTCCCATTGAGTCCTTTTTCAAAAGATGTATCAGAGTTAAGAGAAGCTGCAAACCAATCACAGATTAATTCTACTAAATCGATGATCGTCATGCCCTTCATTCCATTTTCAAAATGCTCTGGGTGATGACGGTTTTCTTTATAGTGATGATCTAAGCATGCCGCTTTCATATCTTCTCTGATTTTCTCATATTCTGGAGAACCATACTTAGCTGTTTTGAGAAGTGGAATAAACTTATCATATCCTTGCTTCTCCGGTGCTACCAACTTCGAATCATCATGTCTAACGGCACGTTCTGCTAACTCTGAAATAATGAAGAGATTCATTAATGTTTCAACATGAGCTTTGTGCCATACAGAATGATGAATAGAGTCAAAATTTTCTTCCATTACGATTATTTTCCTTTCTACTACTATTATTTTTATTTTCTTGCTGTTTTACCAGCTCTATTTTATACCCGTCAATTTCAGTGATAGCGCTACTGACCATGACTGATGTATAATTTACCGATGGGTGATTCTTTCTCCAAGAAGACTCTGCTTCTGAAGAAGACTCCGCCACTACGAGATATTCATCTCTTTCTACCATGTCGCTAAATACAACTACCCTATAAATACTAATCATGATCATCCCCTCTTCTTTGTTATAATATGTGAAGTTTCTCTCTCATATTATCCTATACCATAAATATTATTTATACGTTCTTCAGATGGTTAAATAATATACATTTATCTAAAGGATGGTGATTTTATATGATGGATATCTCACTTGATGGATTACTAGTTATTCCAGTAGTTATCATCTGTTTCTTAGTAGGATTTGTTGTTAAAAACTACACAAAGGTTCCTAACAGATTTATTCCACTTATCAGCATGATCATGGGTGTTATAATCAATGTAATTACAACTGTAGCAGATAAAGAAGCTGCGATGAATCTCATGACATTTATTGCTGGCGCAGTAAGTGGTTTAGCATCAACAGGGTCATATGAGTTAATAAAGAATTCGTTACATGTACAGGACACAGAAAAACCTACGCAAGTAACAGACGACATTGAAGTTTCTGATGAAGAAGCTAAAATTGATGATACCGAATAAATGACATAGAATCCTAAATAGGAAATGAAGAGTATGCCAAGTATGGCATACTCTTCATTTCTACGTTCCGTATAGTTTGTATGTTCCTTAGTATATTATCTCGGTAATATAAACAAAGAAAAAGACCAACGCAAGTCTATAAACTGTACTAACTTTTAGGAGGAACTTATTATGAAAAATAATGGAATCAAAATAGCTGAAACAGTACTTAGTGTTATGGCAACAGATGCAGATCCAATGATCTCAGCATTAGCATTCGTATGGGAACCATTACAGGGAATGCCTTGTATGGACGTCCTCGATCAGATCGGAGCAATGGAAAGAGTTTTAGGCTTTAAGTGTGTACGCTTTGAAGATGACACATACTTAATGATATTCGACCTTGCTTACGAAAGATTCATGGATGAACTGAAAAAGCATATCATTGAAATAAACGAAATGGCTATCTGCTGTGCATAATAGTACTACAGCGAAAAACACAACGTCTTGATCTCAGGATCTTGACGTTGTGTTTTTTCTCCTTATTTTATGTACACGTAAGGAAATCTGTTTCTGTATCTAATGAACTCATATGATACATGCTGAGATGCATCATATTTCATTTCACTTTTATAGCACCATTCCCAGTTTGCTCCCGCATCTATATCTGGGAAGAAGCTATCTGCTTGTTTCTCATATCCTTTATCTGGATATATTTTTGTAATGAATAGCTGATCGCAATATGGGAGAAGTTCTTTATATAAAGATGCTCCCCCGATTAATATTGAATCACTTATTTTATATTTATAAGTCTCTTCTTTCATTTCTTGTATAGAATGGACTACTGTAGCACCTTCTACTTTGTAATCTGGATCTGTAGTTAAGATTACATTATGACGGTGTGGTAATGGTTTTTTATTAGGAAGACTTTCAAATGTTTTTCTTCCCATAATAACACATTTTCCTAACGTCATTGCTTTGAAGTACTGCATGTCCTCTTTGATATGGTAAAGAAGTTCCCCGTCTTTACCAATTCCCCAGTTATTGTCTACTGCAACAATTAAATTCATTTTTCACCCAATCCTTTCATCATATTATACCGCCACAGGGATATTTTTTATCTGTGGTCCAGCTTTATAGTTTTCAACTTTCATTGATTCTATTGTGAACTTATAGAAGTCCTTAATATCAGGATCAAAAGTTACCGTAGGAGCATCATAGGATTCTCTTGAGATCAACTCCTTAATTATATCAACATGTCTGTCATAGATATGAGCATCTGCTATCATATGTACCAATTCCCCAGGCACCATATCAGAAACCTGAGCAACCATCATTAGTAACATGGCATACTGCGCTACATTCCAGTTATTTGCTACTAGTACATCCTGACTTCTCTGGTTTAATAAGAGATTAAGTACTAACTTATCTCCACCTTCATCTGTTACATTAAAAGTACAAGAATAAGCACATGGATGTAAATGCATCTCATAGAGATGCTGGAAGTCATACATATTTGTCATTATTCTTCTGGAGAATGGAGTATGTTTTAAGTCATAAAGCACTGCATCCATCTGATTCATTACACTAGGAACTTTGATAGTTCCTATCTTATCGAAATGATGGATGTAGGTATCTTTGATTACAGCACCATATGCATGACCAATAGAACCAGACTCATCTGCCCACTCATCCCAGATATGGGAATTTAAATCATTTACATTAGAAGATTTCTTCTGATATATCCAGAAGATTTCATCCAATGCGCTTTTAAGAGGAGTAGGACGAAATGTGAGTGCTGGGAATTCTTTTCTCAAATCATAACGATTGCATACACCAAATTTTTTAATAGTATATGCTTTCTCTCCTGTATCAGGCCATTCGGGTCTGACTTTCTGTCCTTGTGTATTTGTACCGTTTTCAATTATGTCTTCACACATGGACTTAAAAATGCTGTCTGCTAAACTCAAATAAATCATTCCTTTCACTTTATATTTTTTTATCGATAATAGATTGCAGCTCCGGGGTTCGAACCCGGGATAACGGAGTCAAAGTCCGTTGCCTTACCACTTGGCCAAGCCGCAGTATTAAAAAAATATCATTATTAAAACGTTTTAGTAATGAAAAAATATATTGATAAATTAGTGAAAGGAAGTTATAATTCATGAAGTACTTATCAAATGCATTTTCAATCCAGATGCTTACAGGAGCATCTAACACAGTCAAGTTTGAAGAGATTCAGCCAGCTGATATCGACCAGACAGATCTTACATCAGTACTCGGTCACGCTGATATCGCTAGCGTAGTCTCAAACGTACTCGGAAAAGAGTACCCAGTTAACCGTGTGTCAAACACATTAGTTCAGGGTGATGAAATGTACGTAGCACAGCTCATCGGAGGAAGACTCCCAGAAGGTGCAGTTTCATTACCGGAAGGATTTAGCATTAAGTGGTTTAAGGTAACCATCATAGGCTAAGTTAAATATCCCAGTACGCTGTCATATGTGTACTGGGATATTTTATATGTAAAAACGTTAGATGAATGAAATTGTATTTTTCATTCATCTAACGTAAAATTGTCGCACATTAATTATTTCCTACTTCCTACAAAGTCTTTTTTAGGTGCTATAATTACACCCGTTCGTATAAGTGCTATAAATTGTGTTTTTGTCATATTGATATTTTCAATAGTACTGTTTTTCTCTAGTAACATATCTCCTATGAGATATTCTTCATCTTCTTCGTTTGAATCGAAGATGTAATATGATAATAATTTTTCCATAGCAGTCTTGTATTGCTCGCTTCTGCTATGGTTTCTATGTTCCGAAATGATGTTAGAGTATCTTATAACATCATTTGCATATTCCCCGAAAGAAAACTTGAGTCTGTCAATATCAATCATCCCTATCATTTTTCATATTCTCCTTTGTGTAAGTTGTAATCTTTGCGGTAGATTTAACCGGTTCTTCATCATATACATATTTTTTACATGTGTTATTAAATGCCAGTTGAATACTCATTATATTTCCATTTGGATTCATAGTAGGCTCACAGCATTTAAAATTTCCCCCACCAACTCTGTGCATATGAATACAATTAACACAGGATGGCTTATGACATATATTGCCAACATTCATATTTCCATCATCTCCCTTATTATCAAATTTATCTTATAGTTAGCCTCATAATAAATATATATCCAGAATACCTATCACAGGAGGAATAGGTATTCTGGATATTTGTAAATGAGCTGATTAGCCAATTATGATGTTAATATCTTTTTCTGTTACAGGGAGGCAATAGCCTTCGTAAAGATCAATACCGATAATAACTCTATCGGAGAGAACCGCTTTAATGAGATATACATTTCTATATGCGAACTCTGGAATTGGAAGACCAACGACAGTTTCCTTACAGCTTTCCTTGAGAGTAACCTTTGTTCTACCAATGATTAACTCTGGTTCATTCTTAGCTGGTACTGCCTTTGCAGGCGCAGCTTCCTTCTTAGGAGCTTCAACTGTCTTAGCTGGTTCAGCCACAGGAGTTTCCTTTACAACAGCTTTTTCTTCAGTTTCTACAACTGGTGCCTCTGTAGCAGGAGTTGTTTTTTCTGTATTCTTTGCCATCGGTGTAGCACCGCCTTTCTTTAAAAGAATAAGTTTAGTTTATCTTATTGTTTTCATCATTATCTCGATTATCATCATCTGGTTCAGCATGAAATACTGCCGAGATAATAGAGCCTAATGATACTACCATAAGTGCTAACGCTAACAGTATAACTGAAATTTCAAATACCACCAATAAACACCTCTTTTATAATTAGAATGTGAATCTATATCCTTTCTCTATAGCATCTGAAGAACCTGAATCTAAGAATCCGGCTCTCATAAGATTTTGGATACACATCTTGGCTTCTTTCTTTTTCATATGAGTAATTTTTGCAATAGACTTAATATCTATCTTTTTAAAATTACATGGGTCGGTGAGGGCATAATTCTGGTTAAATCTCCAACCCTCTAATTCTGTGAGTAATAC